GCTTTATCAAATGCTGACAATCCAGCTGGATTACCACTACCCAATGCTTTGACTACCTTTTCAATACCCTCAATTATAGTGTCATCAATCTCAACTCCCTTCTCAAAGAGTTCTGCGTTTTTAACAAATTGACTAACAGCAGAGGACGCAGCAAGAATACCACCAGAGTTTTTGGCAAGTTCAATCATACCAGCAATTGGACTTTCCTTACTAAGGAGTGGTATCTTAACACCCCCGCCGATGCTATCTAATGCTTCACCAATTGCTTCAATACCAGCAGCGGTAAGTTTCATTCTAGTAGGATCAATCTGACTCAATCTTTCAACCGCAGCAGTTTTCTCATCAAGACTTGGACCCTTGAAGGAATTAACAACTGTTGCAATACCCTCTGCTACAGAGGTTATTACGCCTGATATTGTATCACCGATTGACTGAATAACACGGCCAATACCATTAAGAACACTCTCAATACCAGCCCCAATTTTCATAATAGAGTTGCCAATACTGTCAATTATTCCTCTAATTTGAGTACCAACTGCTGTTATAACACCACCTATTTCATTTAATATAGCTGGTACTTCTTTGATAGCAGTCATGAGGACGTTGCCAATAACATCAGCAACCTTAATCAAGACAGGAGCAATTGCAGCAAATGCAGGCGCTGCAATTCTTAATGCTGCGGCCAAACCAATCATTCCAAGAGTGAATACAGCTAAACCACCAATGACTAATGGATTTGCAAATGACATTACTCCTTTTGCAAACATTTTTAGAAATATCATTAATCCTTTTCCAGCGAATTTTAGAAGTACACCAATGCCTTTACCAAGTGCGCCTAATCCAGCACCAAGTTTTCCAAGCATTCCGCCACCCATATCGCCGCCACCAGAACCTTCGTCACCGCCGCCTCCTCCACCGCCAGATACATTATCGGCAATCTTTTGTAATAGATCAACTTGTTTGTCTGAAGCTGCTTTTATTTCTGCTTTTTGTTTATCTCGTTCTGCTGGAGATTCACCCTCTCCCCTTTGTTCCATTCTTAGCATTTCGATTTGTTCAGCGACTAGTTCTTGACCAGCGACACTATCTTCTACACCAGAAGCACTAATAACCGTTTGTAAAGTATCTGCAAAGCTTTGAAACGATGATGCAATATCACTATCCTTAAACGCCTCCATGATGGAGTTTGCAGCTTCAGTCAGAGAGTTTATTTGACCCTCTTCTTTTGCAGCTAATGCTTCTTCATCTGATTTCTTTTTCGCTGCATCCGCTATTTCTTTTTCGTCATTCGACTTACTAGCTTCGGCCTGTATCTGTGCATCTGCAATTATCTGTGCATTATCTTGTGCATTAAGTGCCTGGATACGGATCGCTGCTTGTTCTTCTCCAAGTGTTGCTGTAAGAGCAGCGTCCCTCGCCTTTCGCCTGTTTTCATTTGCCTTTGCAACATTAAGTGCTTTCTTACGGGCTTTCTCTTCCTTCCGTAATGCTTTATATTCTGCCTTAGTCAGACCAGATTCTTTTTGTAATTGTTTCGCCTTCCTCTTGTCCAAGATGAAGTTGTATATTGTTCTCTTCATCCCAGAACCTAAAAGTTTATCTTCTAATGATGCACGAACACCTTCCCTAGTCAACCCAAGTTCTTGCCGCAAAGAATTTTCCATAGATTCATTAGCAGCTTTCTGCAACGTTCTTGTTGCATTACGAAATTCAGTATTCGCTGCTTTTTGAGATTTGATTAGTTCATCTTCTTCTCTGCTGGCCATCTGACTACTTCCTACTCATATATGCGGTCATGCCCATATAGGCACCCACAACACCGGCCATGCCGATGTAGAACAGAGCAGATAGGTCGCCTAGGAGTTTCAATCTAGTTTCGGGAATAAAGCCGGGAATCATAACGACAACAGTAAATAGAATCATCGCTACCATAGATATCCAAGCCATACGCCGTTGAGCGTCAGCTTTCTGATCAGCATTTTCTGCTTCGTGTATTTTTTGAACTATCTCTAATTCGTCATCACTCACTATACCATCTCCATCTAAATCGTACTCATTATATTGACTCTCTTCTTGTAATTTTTTTTGAGCCATTATAGTCTCCTACTGTCTATTTTGTTTTTCTATTCGCTGCTTTTCATCCTCCAACCACTTTGTTAATAGTGCAACATAAATATCTCTTTCCCAAGGTATCATATTTTCAATCTCTGTTAAGCTGTACTTATGGTGTTGCATCATTCCAAAATTAATCTTAAAGTACGCCGCCAGATTGTTATGAGAAAGAGTTAGTCTAAAAAATCTGATAGCCCCTCTAGAGTAATTGTAGATTTTACTTTTGTATTCGGATTAGTAATTTCTACTTTATGTCTCAATTTAGGCATCGTTTCAAAAAACGATTGCAATGTTGCAAATTGATCTTGAGTAAGACTATCTATAAACTCATCAAGTTCTTCATTGGATATATCCACAACGTTGTAAATATCATCACCAAACTTAATTGTTTCAACACAACTTTTAAGCACATAGAAAATTCTTTCCACACTGCTTGTTTCTTCGTTGGCCTTTAAAGTAGATTCAACACTTGGATAATTCATTGTAATACTACAATCGTTTCCTTTGGCATCTTTACCAAGGGTGCATTCTGTATTATGATCCTCATCCAACATAATATTTACTTCTTCAAGATCAATCTCTGTCTCAACATATGTTTCATTATCATCTGGACAGAGTAGATTAACAGTTACCGTTTCAGAGATCGACTTCTGCCTAATCTTCAAGAAAGCATATTCGATATCAAACATTGGATCAGTCTTTGCACCAATTTCTCCGAAAGTGCAAGCATTGACTAAATCAAGAACCGCTTGATGAGTCGAAGTTGGTTTGTTTTCCTCCATTGCTAAAAGAAGAATTTTTTCTTCTTTGACCAGAAATGGTCGGTATTTAATTTCATTCCCTGTTGAGGGTCTTTCCATCATATAGGTGGGTGTTTCAAGTTTTGGCAAAGCCATAGTATTGTCTCCTTATCAAATCATTATTATACTGTAGTTGTATTAAAAGTTCTTCGTTGTTCTACTGGTGGTCTGATCGGGTTTCCACCTCCTAATATCTGCTCTTGTAAAGTAGAACTACTTCTACCAGATACTTCTGTTGGTTGTTTAGTTCCATATTTTCCAATATCAGACCAAAATCTAAAATTAAAAGATACAGTGAATGCATTTATAGGTTCTCTACTCCCCATATCAAGTGATATAGAACCAATAGTAGCGGGGTATACTTCCCATAATCTAAATGCTGCTGTTGGTCGATGATCCCTGTTTAAAATAAAAATGTCCATATTTCCGATATAATCATTATAGTATTTCAAGTTCCATGTTCTGTGATCATACATCAATCTCTGCCATTCTTGAAAGTACTGATGTATGTCAAAATTTTCATCCATCAGAAATTTAGCATCAATAGAGTCAGCATAACTTATTCCTTGTACAATATTTCTGTTTGGTCCATATATGTTATTATCTGGAATTGTATCTAGTGTATTGCCTGGCAAGTCTACTGCAACTGTTCGTATCATAAGTCTTCGCAATATTGAAGCTCCTTGCGTTGACAAGTTTCTAGGTGGGTTAATGTTCAACTGAAATCTGTTAGACTGTGGTAAACCCCCTGATGATAATTCACTACGAAGTGTATCAATTGTTGATGATGGTCTACTCACCTCTCTATCGCCGCCAGGCTGCTGGATGACTTCGACTTCACTTACATCAAACGCCGAATTAATATTAGATTCTCTTTGATTGTCTTCAAATGCCATTAGATCATTTTCCTTGAATCTGCCCAAACTGCCTTAGCAGAGGATTTTTTGAAATTGTGAACAGGGAGCAATGTTGCTACAACTAATTCATCTTCCTCAATCTTACGAAATTGTGATTTCGTATATCCAGCCAAGTATCTGTGTATCGTTGGTTGAACTAATTTAATTCCTTTGATAGCATTGTAACTTGTTCGTAAATCAGAATCCAACATCTTATCCAATAATTTCATTCTTAGAGGTATTGGTAGATAATGAAAATTCAATCCAAGAAATCCGTCTGTATAGTTTTCTATAGGCAACACCAGTGGGAATGAATCATAGTATGGTAATTTCTTTTTGTGTTTGGGTCCATACACAAACATATTCAACGTTCCGCCAAACGGTGATGCGCCTCGTTTACCATCTCTAATAAGGTCCAACCGGCCGGGTTGACCAAATTCCTTAATCTTATCCCGATACCAATCTGTCGAGTATGGTTTGCCTTTTGCAGCGTCTATTACGCCTTGTATGTAATCGCTATTTGCCATACCCTTATTTATAACGAATACCCAAATCATCTTCTGTCAGTATCTTAAATTCCATACCCTTATCTAAACACCAAGAATTTGCTGATTTCCATTTAGCCTCGTTGACCCCCCATGTTTTTACTTCAGAAATCCACCGTTTAGTTTTTCTTGAGGGTTTGGGGTCTGGTGGACTACATTGCTTCTTTGGTTTTACCTCAATAATATATCTTTTCATCTTATTGTCATGTTGTTTGACCTTTATATAGAAATCAGGGAAGTAACGATGCATTCGGCCATCCAAAGGAGATATATAGGGAATAATTACTTCTTCACTACCCCATTCTACTATAGAACTGCTTTGGTCACAATACTTCATAAACTTTCGTTCCCAAAGAGAACGGTAAATAATTTTTGATGGATTGCCCCTATATTTTTGGGGATTTTGTGGTGTGTATCGTCCTTTGTATGCCATGATGTATAAATACCTTTATAGACTATATTTAGATGGGAAAAATACATGGGTGAATTACAGAAATTTATTGCGAATTCCAAAAGAGCCGCAACACAATCAACTAATCCATTTAGTGACCAGACAGCAGCGGCAGTTGCCGATGCCGCAGATGCCAATAGAAGATCAACGGGTAAAGGTCTTGGTGTAGATATGCTTGCTTACCCTATGGATACTGCTGATTTTGCTCAGGGTCACTATGTTATTTTTCAACTCCACAGTTTAACCAATGGTAAATTAGTCAAACAAGATTCGCCTGGCGGTCGAAACAGAAGTTTTGCACTAAAGGGTTCTTCCAAAAAAGTTGGAACTCAAATTGCACTTTATATGCCCCCACAGGTAAGTGTATCATATAAATCAAAATATGCTGACACAGCAATTTCTTCGACAGCAGAAGATTTGGGAAATATTGCTGGTAAAGTTGCTGGCGGTCAATTTGCATCGGCCGGTAAAGATGCGATAAAAGGTGCTGGTGCGGCTGTCGTAAAAGGAGTAGGCGCCGCCGTTGGCGCTGGTGTAAATGCAGCTGCAGCAGGACTGAAAGAATTAGCATTTGTCCAATCTGGAAAGATTGTTACTGACAAAATGGAGTTGGTGTTTGAGGGTGTAGATAGAAGGTCTTTTCAATTTGAATTCACATTTATTCCTAAAAGTACAGAAGAGGCTAACCAAGTCTTCATGATTGTAAAAGCGTTTAAGATAGCAATGTTACCAAAATACACAGACTCATTTGGAGCAGGGTTTTCTGCTTTGCGTATTGGTGGAACCACGCCTGGTGCTGGTGCTGGTGATACTGGGGATGCGGGAAGAGATAGAACACTAACTATACCAACCACTATGGATATCAAGTACTATATGCAACAGCGAGATGGAACAGCAAAAGAAAATGGATATCTGAATAAGATTTCCACTTGCTATTTGCAGTCATTAGATGTTAAGTATGGTGGTGATAGATATACTGCTTATGAAGAAGATTTTCGTGGCGCTTCACCACAATCAACATCTATATCTATGCAATTTAATGAAATAGAAATTATAACGAAAGAAGCAGCGTTGCAGGGATATTAAAATGTATTTTGAAACATTTCCTAAAATAAAATACACCAACACAATTGGTGGAGAGACTCAGAAAGTCACCAATATATTAAAAAGAATTGGTGCAACAGACGCACTCAAACAAAATTTAACTGTATTTGAAAAACATATTGTGGGTGGCACTGAAACGCCAGAGAGTATTGCGTTTGACATATATGGTGATGCAGAACTTCACTGGATTATTCTGTTGACTAATGAGATATATGATCGTTATCATCAGTGGCCAATGAATGTCAATCAATTTCAAGCATATGTCGATGACAAATATGATGACGTTAATGCCGTGCATCATTATGAGATTTCCCAGAGCTCTGGTGATACTGATGTGACCATAAATATTGGTACAGACAACACACTATATGCATCAGCAACTGCTGTAACAAATTTTGAATATGAAGAGAAAGAACAGGATAGAAAACGTGAGATTCAAATTCTTGGGCCTAGTTTTGTCACAGACTTTGTATCACAATATAAATCACTATTAGCTGCTTAGGTAATATTAATGGATAAATTAACTCAAGCTGGACAATTTGTAATTGAGAAGGCAGTAATTTTTACTTCTACAGGTAACGAAATACCAGTGGAAGGATCAATTGTTGAAGTCAGTATCTATGAGGACATACATGCGAATTCAGTATATGGAGAATTAGTCATTGCAAATACCATAGGGCTGTCAGTAGAAGGCCCTATTATTGGTCAGGAATATTTGTCATTAATTATTTCCACTCCAACTCTGGAAGACCCTAAACATAAAATAATATTTGATAAAAATCAATTGCACATTATCAAGGTAGCTCGAAACTATATTGGTAATGATACAGAAATCTTGACTATGGATTTTACTACATCAGAGATTATACACAACCAGAGATCAGTAGTATCAAAAACTCTCATGGGAACATATCATGATATGGTTGAGACTTTGTTGACAAGAGATTTGAAATGTAAAAAAGACTTGTACATTGAGAAATGTAATGATACAAAACAAGTCATAACAAATAATAGAAAACCATTTGATATTATCTCACAATTTACTAGAAATGCCACTGCTCTTACACATGGCATGCCTGCATTTGTGTTCTTTGAAAATTTCAAGGGATACCATTTCAGATCATTGCAGAGTTTATATGCCGAGGGTTCACGGTTTGAATATTTTGAAACCGAAGAAAATAGTACGCCTGGTGATCCGTCCGATATCGGTATGAGCAATCTTAAATTGAATGCAAAGGTGACAAGAGATTTAGGCACCATTATGAATTCTAAAATTCTAGCAAATCAGGACTCTATGACTTCGCTTTCAGTTGGTGGTTTGTCTTCTCGTTTGATAACTCATGACATAGTGCAGAAAAAATACACAGTCAATGAATATAACTATTTGGATGATGAGAGTGTAGACCAACAAGGAATTCAGAGATACACAACAAAAGGAAAGAAAAAAGATTTTCACATTTATAACTCTGGTGAAATAGATGACGATGGAAATAGAGTTTCAGACTTCATTCCTATTCAATATCTTGCTCCCACTTCTACAATTAAAGATGACAATGGAGTATATAAAAATTCTCAATATGAAGTGTTCAACAGCAGAGAGCAGAAATCTGTGTATATCTTTGATCCCAGAAAACATGAGGTTGCTTTTCAAAAAAGACGTTCCCTATTTACCAATTTAGCTATGGGGATAAGATTTGAGATGGAAGTACGGGGACAGACTACATATGGAGCTGGTGACGTAATCACTGTTAACATCGCAGCAAAAGCAAAAGTCGATACTGAAGATGATGATAAAACAGATAAATTTCTCAGAGGTCAGTTTCTCGTTGAAACTATTCACCACATTTTCAGTCAATCCACTAAAGAACATAAAATGTATATAACCATTGCCAAAGACAGCATTGAAAAGGAACATGAGCCTGCTGATCATATAGAAATCAAACCTATACAGGATGGTAAAGTATTTTCTGATCAACATTTTTATGGTGATGTGCCTGGATATGACGAAACAACTTCACCTAATTCTAATATAGTCCCAGCACAACAAAGTTTCCAAAAACGTTCGCTTGCACTAAACCGAAAATCATTTTAAACAGAAAGGAGATATTAACTCAAAACATCATGACAAAGAAACCCTCTAACCAATATCATAAGAAAAAGGAAGAGAAAATGTCTAAAGCTAAAAACAGAATTAAGAAGATGCAATCCTTTCAGACACAAGAGAGAAGAGTTGAACCAATTTCTGAAGATCATAAATATATGATATCACTGATGCGACAACAAGAGTTAATAGGACGAAAGAATGAAAACATTCCACGAATTACAAGAGGGTCTACAAGACCCCAATATATTTAAAGCATTCTTTCTAGCTGGT